TGTATTTCAAAAGCTTCCCTTATACGTTTTATTCTCTAGACGATACTAGCACAGTTCAAGTAGTAACAAATATTACTACTCGAGTTACTCTGTCTGAAGAAGTAAAAACTAATCTAGGTCTCTTTGATGAATATGATATAAGAGACGGTGAAACTCCTGAACTAGTTGCTAATAAGTTTTATAATAATTCCGAACTACATTGGTTAGTACTACATTACAACGACATTATTGACCCACGGTTTGACTGGCCTATGGATACAAACAATCTTAATAGGTATGTTGCTGGTAAATATACCGATGCAAATGCCACCCACCATTTTGAAGATGCTGATGGTAATTACACCAATGGTAATGCATATATTTTATCATCAAATGCCTTTACTAATTTTAGTGTTAATGATGCTATTACTAATAATACGAATAATGGTACAGGTTATATAACAATAAAAAATAGTAGCTCTAATGTAAGGATAACTATTACCACGGGCGGATTTAAAACAGGGGATCAGATTTTAAAATCCTCTAATACTGCTATTAGCGCTAATATTACAAGCACAATAATTTTATCTGGTACCCCTGTTACTAATTTTACCTTTGAAGACGAGGCTAATGAATCAAAGCGTAGAATTAAAATATTAAAAGCCTCTTATGTAGATGCAATTATAAATGACTTTAAAAAGAAGCTAGGTGAATAATGATTGGTGAACAAGGTCTTCAACGTGCCGGGGAGGTACGAATTGAACAACTTAAACTTATTAACTCTGCCAATGAGATAATTGATCTCACAGAGTTTATTGTTGAACTAAATTTATTTGAAGACCTTTTTAAGAACTATTTACACGGTAATCTGGTACTTACCGATAGTAGAAATTTAATTGACCGGTTTAACATTCATGGGGAAGAGTTCTTAAATGTTAAAATAAGAACCCCGTCTTTTCCAGATTCAGAAGTAATACAAAAGACGTTCAGAGTCTTTAAACTATCTGATAGAACTATTGTAAGAGATACTAACACCCAAAACTTTGTTCTACACTTTATTTCTATTGAATTCTTTTACGATGTATCTCTACCGCTATTTGCTCCGTTTGAAGGCACTATAACAGATGTTGCTGGGGCAATATTTTCGGACTTTATTGCTTCATCTCGTAATTTTGATATATCAGAATCAGGTAGAGAAATAAAAGAAAATCCTGAGCCGACAAATTTAATAGTTATTAATGAGGCTTCTAATAAAGTAAAGTTTATATCCCCAGGCTGGTCTCCTTTTAAGTGCATTAATTGGCTTGCCTCTAAAGCTATTCCAAAAGATGGTACTGCAAAGAATTATATATTTTTTGAATCTAATAAAAACTTTTACTTTGGTACTTTAGAAAACTTATTTAGAGACGCTCATGAAAGTAAAAACTACCTAGGTAGATATTTAATATCTGCATCAAACGTACGCGAGAACCAAAGTTCACAAAACGTTAATAGAGAAATGTTTCTTGCAAAAGATGTTGAAATGATAGAAACAACTGATTATATTAAAAACTATACCAGTGGGTATCTTGGTAGTAGATTAATATATCTGGATGTGTTTAACAAAGAGTATGAATTAATAGATTACGACCATACAGAGAGTTACGAGAAGCAATATCATACTTCAGGTAAGGGTGCGGAGGCAAAACCAATATTCAATAAAAATACCTTTAAGAACTTTGCAACCAATATAAGTTTTTATCCCAAAAATCCAAAACTGTTTAACGATTATAAAGATAACATCAGTGAAAAGATGGGAGAAATTCACGGCAACAGACTATCCTCATTGTTAGAATTAACTAATATTAAGATGAACATGACTATACCGGGTAGGACAGATGCAGAGGTAGGAAGAATTATTTACTTTGAATACCCCTCCATGGGAGCAAAAGATGAAAGTGACACAGGTTCATCAGCTCAAGATAAACTATATTCAGGATTCTATTTAATCACAGCTATACACCATAAGGTGAATAAGTTTGAACATACTATGATAATGGAAGTAATAAAAGATTCTTTATACGTTGATAAAGAGAGTGATAACAGGGCTTAATATGCAAAGAATTTTTAACAAAGATGGTTTTAATTGGTGGATTGGTGTCGTAGAAGACCGTATGGATCCAGAAAAAATGGGTAGATGTAGAGTCCGCATTTATGGTTATCATACCGATAGTAAGTTAATATTACCAACTAAAGACCTTCCTTGGGCAACTCCTATTCAGCCAATTACCTCGGCTGCAATTTCAGGTATTGGTACATCACCATTAGGTCCTGTTGAGGGTACCTGGGTCATTGGGTTTTTTCTTGATGGTGAAGATATGCAGCAACCCGCTATCTTCGGTACTATTGCTACTAAGGCAGCAAAAAAAGCGTTCTCCGTACAAGAAGATAAACCAGAAGTTACCAATCCTAACGATGGTATCCTTAGAGATAGTTCTGGTAACCCGGTAGTAGATGGCCAAGGAGAGCCAGTTCGTTCAGGAACACCGTCAGTAGCAGGCTGGCAGATAGGTCAGACATCTGAAAAGTACGAATCTGGAGGTAAGGGAGCTGGTACCATTAATGCATACACCGGTGCAGCAGGAGGTGACCTTGGGGGTGCATCTTATGGTACTTACCAGTTCGCCTCTTTCCTACCCGCTGTAATGAACACTGGTAAAGCAAGACCTTCAGCTAAAAATTCACCCGTAATACAGTTTTTAAATACTTCAAAGTTTAAAGATAAATTTGCAGGGTTAGAGCCTGCTACTGCCGCCTTTGATGCTAAATGGACTGAGATTGCCAATACATTTAAAGCAGAATTTAAAAATGAACAGCACGATTATATCCAGAAAAAGTATTATAATGTTGCTATATCTAACCTACAGCGTCAAGGTTTGGATATGACAAAGTACGGACCAGCTGTACAAGATCTAGTTTGGTCAGGAGCAGTACAATTTGGCCCTGCCAATATTAGTGCTTTTACTGAATCATTAAGCGGTAAGAGCATACTTACTGATAAGGATATTGTTACATTAGTTAGTGAATGGAAAATTAACAACGTAGCAACGCTGTTTAAATCAAGTTCAGCTGATATTAAAGCTGGTGTTAAATCTCGTTATCAATCCGAAAAACAAGCCTTACTGAGTTTAATTAAATAATGGATCCACTAATTACAAAACAAATTCAAGGTGTTCTTGAGAACAGTATCTTTAACAAGATCATTGCTCTTAACCTTAATATCCCTAGCCCCGTCTTAAGAGCTATAATTTCTAGAGTGGCTGAAGTTGGAGCAGTAGATATCGTAAAACAGGTATCACAAGCATCAAATAAAGAACTAACTGATATACCTAAAAATATTATTGGCCCCTATAATCCTGTCAATATTGTTAATGCAAATAACGGACCTACCCAGATATCGAATAATATAGATGGAATTATTCAACAACAATTACTTTTACAGACTACAGATAAAATAGTTTCTAAATTGCAGTCTCAATTAAGACTTGCTTTACCTACAGATAAGTTAGGTATTATTAACTTTGATTCATTAGCTGCCAGCCTTATACAAGGTATCACTCCTACTGTTGGTAAGACACTATCTACTGCTGTTAGCAGCTTTGCAGATTCTATTTTTGGTAAAGGTCAAGCACCTAAAATAACTTCTAATAGTATTGAGTCATTATACAAAACATTATCTCCAGAAGAGGCCTTAAGTAAGACAGATGAAATATTTGATACCTCTATTGCTAATACAGCATTAGCAGAAGCTAAAAACTTTGATATAAATTCAACATCAAATTCCGAGAAGCTAGCAGTATTGGATAAGGGATTTACAGACCCTAATGCAAATTACCCTACAAAAGAATATGCCGGGATTTCTGAAACTAATAAACTTGCTCAGGGAGACTCTAGGGGTACGGTGGTTCAAGAAAAGAATACTAACCGTATGAAGGGAGCAAAGCTTCCGGGTGGAGAAGCCTGGGATGAACCAGAGTCAGCTTTTAATGGTGCATACCCATATAACAAAGTAACTCAAACTGAATCAGGTCATATTATTGAGATAGATGATACCCCGGGTTCCGAGCGAATTCATATATACCATAGGTCTGGTACTTATGTGGAAATTGATTCAAACGGATCCATGGTAAAAAGAACAAAGGGTTCTTCTTATGAAATTATTGACCGAAATGGAAAAATATCTATTGCAGGTCGGGCAGACATTTCTGTTAATGGAGCTTGTAATATCTTTGTTGGTAATGATGCAAATATCGAGGTCGAAGGTGATGTAAACCTTAAATGTCATAACGATATTACTGCCATGGCTGGGGGTAAATTAAACCTTTCTGCAACCGAAGAAGTTAATATTACAAGTAGCAATGTTAACATACAAGCATATAATTTAATGAATTTAAGTTCTAACGTTGCATTGAACCTGCATGCGACGGTAGATATTAATATGCTTTCAAATGCCAATATATTTGTAAGTGCTGTAGACTTGTATCAAAATACCTCTAGTATCTATAATCAATCTGGTAATGTTTACATCAAGACTAACGAAGGCGGTAATGGTGTTTTTGTTGAATCCGAAAGTAAAATTAACCTTAAAGCAAAACAAGATATTAATACACAATCACTTGCTAGTATTAATACAAAAGCTACAACAGATATAAAACAACAGGCAGGAGGGGTTATTAGTAATAAAGCAGCTGGTCAATTTGCAGCAGACGGTAGCGCTGTACACCTTAATTCTGGCAACTCTGTAGCTGCAGGAGAGGCTGCAGCCTCTGTAATCAGTAAACCTGCTACTATTGCGGGTATTTCTAACATTGGTAATATGACTGGCCGTAAAGATATATCAGATAATGATAAAATTGACCCTGCAGTTCTTACTCCTGCAGATACGTCTTCGATTGAAATAGAAGTAGATACACATACACCAACTGAAAAATTAGAGCATAAAAATAGACTTATAAAAGAAGGTTTTGCAACTGCTGAAATTTTAGATGAAAAACCAATTGGTACAGAAAGCAAATCCGTGCCCTCTGAGCAGCAACTATTTATTAAACCAGATGAAAAATTAAAATCTGTTACTCAGTTACCAGGCAATTATAATTTATCTCCTAACTTTACAGTTGAGATGTTATCGAGTAAAGCTGCAGTAACTCGAGACCCAATACAAGCTCAATTAGGATTAACCTACGGTGAAATTGTGTTTAATCTTCAAGCTGTTGCACTAAACGTTTTAGAGCCTGTTAAAAAGCTATACCCTAATATGATAGTTACATCAGCATTTAGATCTGCAGGAAATAAATCTAATGCAGTAACATCACCTCATCCTAAGGGGCAAGGGGTTGATATTCAATTTCCCGGCATCGATAAAAAAGAATACTATAATATAGCTTTAAAGCTTGCAAAAGTACTTAAGTATGATCAGCTACTATTGGAGTATAAGTCTACGGGGTCAGGCCTTCCATGGATACACGTAGGGTTTGCTGCAAATAATAGAGGCCAACTTTTAACGTTCTTTAATCAAGCTGTCCATTCTCAAGGCTTAACTCAGTTGGCATAATGGCGAATGAATTCGTAACAATAAATACTTCAAATGCTATTGGTTTTGTTTCCATTAGCCCTGATCCTGCAACCGAATTAACTAATGACGGGGAATCACCTGCACCAAATCGATATATACCAACGATATACGGCGGTCAAACTATATCAATAGATATAGGGTTTAATATTGTATATCCGATAATGCCTGAGGGTAGTAATTCAGCTCCTGCAACATCGGTAACTGCTTTATATGATTTTGCTGCCAAAGGAATAAATGTTAGTTCTATAGGTAATGTAGTTAGGCTTTCTGGTACTTTTTCAGGTACTTTTGATGGTGAGTATTATGAGTTTGTATTTGATGATGGTACAGTTCAAGCTTTACCTCCTACTACTACTGAAGATTTCAAAGCATTAGTTCGATATGAAATGCCGACCCCAGTAACCCAGAATAATGCATATGCATTCAGCGTTACAGGCCCCGGGGAGACAGGAAACGTAACATTACAAACTAATATTGGGCAATGGGTTGTTTGGAATTATCAAACAGCTGTTACCAATATAGGTACACTAGTACAATTAGGACCATAAATGCCGGCTGTATCTAGACTAGGCGATTCTGTACTATCTCCAGATGGATCTGGTTACAAATGTCGTATGCCTTTACAGACGAGTGTTGGTGAAGCTAATTCCAAAAATGTATATGCTAACGGTATCTTAATTACAGTTCAAGGTAATAAAGTTACCCCGCACCCAAAATCCGGATGTTCTAATGATGATTCTAGTCTGGATTCTGGATCAAGTCAAGTTTTTGTAGACGGTAAGGGTGTAGGACGAATTGGAGATACCATGGGGAATAATGTGATAACTCAGGGCTCAACTACGGTATTTGCCAGCTGACGCTACCATAAATATAAACATGGCTACACGAAATACCAGACAATATTCAGATTTTAATCTTCTTTTCTCTTCTCACCCCGTAACTGGTGATGTTGCGAGAAAGAATAATGAGGAAGCTGTTAAGCAATCTCTCAGAAATTTAATTTCTACGAGACATTATGAGCGTCCCTTTCATCCTGAAATTGGCTGTCAGATACATGGTCTCTTGTTTGAAAACTTTAATCCTGTAACTGCACAGGTTATGAAGAGGGCTATACTTGATACAATCGATAAGTTCGAGCCGAGAGTAACAGTATTGGAAGTTAAATTGCGAGAAAAAGTAGATGATAATGAAGTTGTTTGTGACATAATTTTTAGACTCAATAACTCTGATAGACCCATTACTTTAACAACACTACTAACAAGAGTAAGATAATGTCTAACTTAAGAATTTCAGAACTTGATTTTGATCAGATCAAGACCAACCTAAAAACATTCTTGAAAGCTCAGAATGAGTTCACTGACTATGACTTTGAGGGGTCTGGGCTTTCTACCCTGTTAGATGTTCTTGCATACAATACCCACTATAATGCTTATTTGGCAAATATGGTAGTTAATGAGATGTTTTTAGATTCTGCAGTTAAAAGATCGTCTGCAGTTTCAATTGCTAAGCACCTAGGATATACACCTGTATCTTCAAGGGGGTCTGTTGCAAATTTAGATATAGTTGTTACTAATCCAACTAACCTTCCAGCATCCCTTACCATGGATCGCTACACCCCATTCACGTCTACCGTCGACGGGGTAGTATACACGTTTTTAACTACTGAAGCAAAATCTGCTTTAAGAGTGGGTACAACATATACTTTTGCAAATGTTAATGTAACTGAAGGAACATTATTAAACTATAGCTATGTTATATCAGATACAACACCCAACAGTAAATATGAGATACCAAATTCTGCTGTTGATACAACTACAATTCTAGTAAGCGTACAGACGTCATCATCCGATACTACAACTACAACATATTCACTAACTACTGATATAACCGGTCTAGATAGTACATCAAAAGTATATTTCCTAGAACAAAACCCACAAGGTAAATATCAAATATATTTTGGTGATGGAATTATAGGTAAGAACCTATCTGCTGGCAACATTGTTACAATTCAATATATGGTAGCTACAGGTTCAGCTGTTAATGTATCAAGTACTGTATCTCAATCCTTTACAGCCGGGACTACTATTGGTGGTTCGAGTAGTATTGCTATTACCGTTAACAGTAACTCTACAGGTGGCGCAGATGCTGAAAGCATTACCTCAATTAAATTTAATGCACCAAGAGTTAATGCATCTAAAAATAGAGCGGTTACAGCTACTGACTATGAGTCTTTAATCTTATCTAATTATGCGGGTGCAGAATCTGTATCGGTATGGGGTGGTGAGGATAATGATCCTCCATTTTATGGTAGAGTAATAATTTCCCTCAAACCGTTCTCTGGGTTTACAATTTCTGATGCAACAAAAGAATCTATTGCGACTAATATTTTAAAATCCAAACAAGCACTCACTACTACACCTGTATTTGTAGACCCAGTCTTTTTCCATGTAGGTATAAATGCGGATGTAATTTATAACTCTTCAGTTACAACTTTGTCTTCAGAACAAATTAAAGCTCAAGTTAATGAAGCTATTACAAATTATTTTTCTACAAGTTTACAGAAATTTAATAAAAATTATATTCATTCATCGTTAATTAATGCCATTTTATCTAAAAATAATTCTATTACAAGTGCATTGTTAACTGTAAAGCTACAAAGAAGAGTATTACCAACTTTAAACACAGTTAACGTCTTCAGTGGTGATACTTCAATTAAGTTTAGAAATGCTATTAAACCTGGTACATTAACTTCTAGTTACTTCTTTATAACGATAAACGGAGTTACAACATTAGTAAAAATAACCGATCTGCCAGACACAACACCTTCAAGTGATACAGGTACTGGTACTTTGCGAATTCTTAATGCTACAACGGATGCTATTTTATTGTCAAGCATTGGAACTATAAGCTACGGTACAGGTATTGTAAGCATAGCGAGTATTACACCTACGGGTCTTCCTGCAGGTACCACCGACATTAGAATTACCGGCAGCGTACAAGAGGCAAGTTATAATCTATCAGTATCCCGGAATGAAATATTAATCCAAGACGATACCACAACAACTAGAACCGGTGGATTAGTAGCCGGTACAATTGTAAATGTTACTGCATTAGTTTAATATGGCAACAACACGAATTAAAGAAAAAGTATCGCAACTGGTTAACAGCCAGTTACCTGAATTTATCAGGTCTGACTATACTACGTTTGTTGCTTTTCTAGAATACTACTATCAATTTTTAGAGCAGGATCAAAACGCTTTAGAATTGGTACAAAATGCAAGACAGTACAGTGACATAGATCAGACTGCAGATTCATTTGTAAATTATTTTTTAAATAATTACGCAAAAGACCTACCACAAAGCTTACTGGTTGATAAGGGACTTTTAATTAAGAGAATTAAAGGTCTGTATGCTGCCAAGGGTGGAACATTATCCATTGAGACGTTATTTAGAATCTTATATGATACTGCCGCGTTAACTAGATACCCTTACGACTCTGTATTAAGACCTTCTAATGGTAAATGGAATCAACGAAATTCACTTCGTGTACTTAGAACATCGGGTAGTGCAGTTGATATTAAAGATCGCTTTATTACTTTTACTAAAAATCGAATTGAATATACAGCAGAAGTAATTAGGGTAAAGACACTTGATACTAATTTGTATGAGATATTTTTTCATGCACCCTACCCTGTACCGTTTGATTTAAATGATACAATATCAATAAGTAACGCCACCGGTGTTATATTTACCGGTACATTACAGCCTACTTTAACAACGACAAGAATTATATCCGGTGGTAGTAACTTTAAAGCCGGTCAAGTCTTTACACTTTCTATTGCAGGTGGATTAAATACTCTTGTTAGAATTACTAAAGTTAGTAGTACCGGTGCAGTTGAAAGACTAAAAATATTAAGTTATGGGTTTGGGTTTAATGAGACTATTTCTATTAATCTCTCAAATTCTGGAGGTGTTTCGGCCCGAACCAAATACCTAAATACAAAAGGTGGTGGTTTCTCCGAAACTATTACAATTTTAAGACCTCACTCAACGTCAAATGCAAATAGATATTTTGATACAGATTATATAAGCCCTTATGATTTTACTGGTGATGATCTTATAGCCCAGAATATTACATCGCAGTTATTAACATCAGTTACTACAACAGGTACAGAAAATCCTAATGATGCTGTTCTGTCATTTAGTACTGGAGCAATTGCAAGATACCCCGGTGAGTATACATCGACACAAGGGTTCTTATCTGAATCTGATAATAGAATTCAAGATGATGAACTGTATCAACCGTTTGCATACCAAATTGTATCTGAATTAGATATTAGTGTATTCTATGATATAGTTAAGAAACTTATACACCAAGCAGGTACTAATTTATTTGTTGATCGAGTATTATCTGCAACTGCTGATATATCAGGAATCATCAGTGTTCAAAGCAGAAAGAACGTTAACTCTGAACTGAACAGTGTATTTACAACACTAGATGCTGCATCTAGGCTAATAAGAAAATTAGCAGATAATGATAATGTAGTTACATCAGCAGTAATTACTGATTATCAGTTAACAAAGCCTCTAACTGATGATACAACAATCTCAGATGTAATTACAATTAGTGTAATTAAAGCTCTTACTGATGATCTCCAGTTTAGTGATAACAACATCTTTACCCTTAATAAGGTAGAGTTAGACGATGCTATTGTAAGTGATCAGACAGAAGACTCAGGACAATCTTATGTAGAACCTACATCTGGGGATGCAAGGTATTTCTT